AAAGAAAAAAATAGAAGATACAATAGAAGAATTGAAAGGTAAATTAGAAGATATATCCAAACGAAGAGAAAAATCAAAAACTAAAGAAGAAGAAACTGTATTATGGTGTTTAGAGATTAGAACTGATGAAAGAATAAAAACATTACAAGAATTATTATAAATTACAAAATAAACAAATAACAGTAAAGTTTATATAAAAAATTAAGTGAAGTTCTCAAAAACAAGTACAAAATGTATTAAATCTGAAAAAAGAAAGAGGAAAACATATGAAGATACCTAAAACGATAATAAAGAATAAACAAGAATATGAGTTTGTAAAAAGAAACAATGAAACAACGTTTCTATATAAAAATAAGAAATATGGATTCAAAGAAACATTTACATTGTATCAATTGGGAGTTATTAAAGAGGAAGTTAGTCCGGATAAGAAGAGCGTGCATCCAGAGAATGTTAAAATATAGGAGGTACAAATGAAACTTAGTAAAGAAGAATACAAAGAAGCAAAAGGTTGCTTAAAAAGATACAATTATAATTGTATAAAGATAATAAATATCAAATCGGATATTATGAGCATAGGTTCATCTGTAATAGATGGACTACCAAAAGCGCCATACGGCACATCAGACAAAGTGTTTGACAGCATAATAAAAATGGAAGAAAATGAGGTACTTCAAAGTGCAATAAGAGAATACAAGGCTGTAGTACAAGCCTTACAGTTAGTGAATAAAGACAGCAAATACATATTTGAAGAAATGTATATTAAGAGCAAAACAAAGTGGGAAATAATCAATTCTGGAATGTCTGAAAGGACATTTGAGAGAAGAAATCAAAGCTTAATTTATACAGTACATAAAGAGCTAAAAAAAATTGGCGGAAAATTGGCGGAATTTTAGTAAAAAAACGTGTTATAATACCATTATGGATAGATAGGTAAGACTATATAAACGGAAAAGGGCTAACAAAAAGTTGGCTCTTTCGACGTATTTCGACAGCATTTGTAAAATAAATCATATATAATATCTTCTAGAAGGGAGGTGTTATATATGAATCAAGACTTAGAGAAAAAACTAGATATAATGATAAACTCTTTAAGTATGATTGAAGGGCATGAACCACCATATACAGAAAATAATTTGGATAATGTTTGTGAAAAGTTAGACCAAATAATAGAATTACTTAAAAATAAAAAAAATTTAGGTTAAAACGAAGAGCTTATCAAACGATAGGCTCTATTATTTATGCTATTAACTGATACTAGATAAGTTGATATATATGTTGCTACTAGGTACACTCCTTTCATAAGATTCATATATAAAAGACAATTCTAGTTAAGCCTTATATCTAGGTCAAGTTTTGATGGTAAAATGCGGGTCTTGGATACCTGAGATTGAAGGTTCAACTCCTTCGACCTAGACCAATTATTATAAATTAACGAAAGAGGTGTTGTTATGACTAACGAAGAAAGATATGAAAAGTATATAGAAGAAAATTGTAAGAACTGTAAGAATAGATGTAAGGAAGAAGATTTGTGTGAAATACGAATATCAGTGCTTAATGACGTAGTCATAACAAAGTGTGCGTACTATGAAAGAAAAGATTAATTATACGAACTGTATGAAATATAAGTGTGAGCAGTGCAGGTATAACAAACAATGTGAGAAGGAAGAGAATAGATATGAAATTCAAGATAAACAATACAGAGTGGACGATAGAAGAAGTAGACGAAGCCACAATAAATAATGAGATGAAAAATAATGGAACGTTAGGAGTAACGATATATAAAACTCAAAAGGTAATGTTGTTAAAAGATCAAGCAAATATAATTAAGACTTTAAAACACGAACTAACTCATGTATGGTTGTATGAATACGGACATAATCAAAATGACGATAAAACGTTTACCTACGAAGATGTATGTGAAGTAGTAGCAAGTATCAATGATTTTATAAATGAGATAGTAAGTAAATATTCAAAAGCAGAAGATGGAATAATTATACATGGAATAGGTGGCACAGTTATTAGACAAGTGTTATTGAAAGACGAAGATAAAGACAAACAAAGTAGGTGAGAAAAATGGCAAATTTGCAAAATTTAATAAAAAATGAAGATTTAACTCCGAGTCAACGCCGAAAAAATGCAAGTAAAGCAGGAAAAGCAAGTGCAAAGAAAAGGCAACAAAATAAAACTTTTAAAGAGATAATAAACAAGTTTTTAAATGGTCAAGTATCAGATGAAAGCTTAAAACAGCAGATGATAGAGTATGGATTTGCAGATAAAGAGGTAAGTAATAAAAGTTGTGCAGTGTTTGCATTATGGAAAGAAGCGATAAAAGGCAATACAAAAGCATTTGAATTGTTAAGAGATACAATAGGAGAAAAGCCACAAGAAAAAGTCAATATATCTGGAGAAGTTAATAATCCATTTTCAGGAATGACAACAGAAGAGTTGAGAAAGATATTAAATGAATAATAATCTGAAAGAAGAATTAAAAAAACAAGCACGTATGGAATTAGCCAGACGTGATTTTTTTGAATATTGTAAATTAACTGCACCAGATTTTTATAAAGATGATAGACAATTTTTAAAAAGTATGTGTAATGAATTACAAGACTTTTACAAAAGTGATGATAGAATTTGCGTAATAAATATGCCACCAAGACATGGCAAATCAAGAACAGCAGGAAAATTGGTTGAATGGGTATTTGGAAACAATAATAAAGAAAAAGTAATGACGGGTTCATATAATGAAATATTGTCAACAACATTTGCAAAATCAGTAAGAGATACAATAGCCTCAGAAAAGACAGAAGGAATAATAGTATATAATGACATATTTCCGGATACAAGAATTAAATTTGGCGAATCTAGTGCAAATAAATGGGCTTTAGATGGAAGTGGACAAGCAAATTATTTGGCAACGTCACCAAAAGGAACTGCAACTGGTTTTGGTTGTACTTTAATGATAATAGATGACTTAATAAAGAATGTTGAAGAGGCATACAACGAAAATGTCTTACAAAAACAAATAGACTGGTTTAACAATACAATGTTATCAAGAACAGAAACAGGATTCAAATTGATAATTATTATGACAAGATGGTCCAGCAATGATTTGGCTGGTTATATATTAGAAAATTATGACAATGTGAGACATATAAACTATAAAGCAGTTCAAGAAGATGGCTCAATGTTGTGTGATGCAATATTAAATAAAGAAGACTATGAATTAAAAACTAAAAATATGAATAAAGACATTATATATGCGAACTACCAACAAGAGCCAATAGATGTGAAGAATAGATTATATACAGCATTTAAAACTTATGAAAAATTACCACCAGCACATTATATTATGAATTATACAGATACTGCAGATGAAGGCGAGGATTATTTATGTTCAATAGATTATCAGATGTACAACAATGAATACTACATCTTAGACGTTATTTATACACAAGAATCTATGGAAGTAACGGAACCTGCTGTAGCCAGAATGTTAACAAAAGATAATGTGGGAAATGCCAATATAGAAAGCAATAACGGTGGACGTGGATTTGCAAGGAACGTACAAAAAAAGCTAAAGGAGTTAAAGAATACTCACACAAAAGTAAATTGGTTTCATCAGGGAGAAAATAAAGTCGCAAGAATATTAAGCAATTCAACTGGAGTGATGAATAATATATATTTCCCGATTAATTGGGAAGATAGATGGCCAGAATTTGCAAAACATTTAAAACATTATGTAAGAACTGGAAAGAATGAACATGATGATGCTGAGGATTGCTTAACGGGTGTATATGAACATCCAAGACCAAATACAATACAATTTGGATATAACAATATAATGTAAAGGAGAATCAAAATGAGTTTCGTAGAAAAAGTACAATATAAAGATGAGTTTTTAAATGAAAAAAATATAAATCAAAACATAAGTATATTATGGGGAAAAGCATTGCCAATATTTATGCACAGAAAATATTTACAAGATAGATTTACACGAAAATATGACAAGAACGATGTTGTTGTTGCACTTGAATATTATATAAGCATTATTGCAGCAGGGTATTTTGGCGGAAAAGAACCACAATTCAAAGTAAAAAATATAAACGAAACACAAAAGGGTATATTAAAGAAAATCTTTAAAAGAGTTTTTGGTGAAAAAAATGATCCAGAAGACTATCAAGCTATTATTGATTATATTTCAAAATATAATGACAATGGTAGCTTTTTTTATGACTGTGTACTTGATTATATTACAACTGGAGCTTGTTATGGATTAGTATATGAAAACAAACATAATGAAGAGGTATATGCAAATGTTTCAAGTTTAAACACAGTCGCTATATGGAATTATGATGTACCAAGCACAAAAATAGGTTTATTAAGATGCTGGTATGAAAACACAGCAACAGGTGGAATTGAAACACACTTAGAAATAATAACAAAAGACTATAAAAAGCAATTTGTTGATGGAATAGAAAAGAAGGTTATTACAGATAATGCTGAATACAAATTTGAAGAAGTGGATTGCAGTAATAAGCCAGTAAGATGGACTGATTTACCTTGCTTTGCTGTAGAGAACCCTTATGGAATGGCATTTTTTGAAAATGTTATGACTTTAGTAAACAAAAATGAAAAAGTAATAGAAAATAATGCTAATATTTTTGATTATAATGATAATGCCAAATTAAAAATAACAGGATTTGCACCAACAAATGACCCGTTAATTCCGTTGTTAAATGAGTCCGGAGAAGAACAAAAAGATAAACAAGGTAATATAATAATGACAGTAAATCCTGCGAGAGTACAAGAAGACGAGGCTGTTTTAAATGCAAAAGTATTTTATACTCCAGATAAAAATGGAGACATAGATTGGATAATAAAGGATATAAATGATACTGCATCAGAAAATCATAAAAAAACATGCTTAGACATGGCACTTATGATTTCTGGAGTACCCAATGTAACCGACCAAGGTTTTACAAATGCGGACAATGCAGCAGCCTTAGAAAAGAAATTTTTTCCTTTAGAACAAGTGTTACAACAAGCACATCATTTATTTAGAAAAGAATATTTAAGAATGTGGGAAATGATAACAGCAAGAATAAATCTAAAAAAAGGTAAAGAATATGATTTTAGAGATATAGATATTATATTAATACGTAATTTACCTACAGATACAGAAAGTCTTACAAATGCTTGGTTAAAGTTAAGAGGACTGATAAGCGACAAATCAATTATAAATCATTTACCATTTGGATTAGATGCAGAGTCAGAACTTGCTGAAATGGACAAACAAAACCAAGAGAATATTCAAAAAAATTTAGAAAACATGGCTAAGACAGAAGAACCTAATCAATTCAACAACATTAATGAAAAAGTAGGTGATATAAGTGGAAATATGGAAGTATCACGACCAACAGATGCAAAAACTGAAAATAATATATCAAAGGACAAGCAGACAAACTCAAAATAAACTTCAAGAAATATTTGATACATTTAGCTTTACAACAGAAAACATCTATAATATAGCAGATAATAAAACTAAAAAAAGAATTAATACATACATTGAACAATGGAAAGAACAAGGACTATTAAAAAATAATAATTACTTTACTGTACTGGCAAACAATATTTATAAAAGAATAAGAGTAAAAAATAGTGAAATACTAGAATTGCTTATTTATAGTGCATATATAGAAGAACAAAACAAATTAGAAGAGCAAGAAAAACAGATAATGTATGAAGATGCTAATTATTACTATGAGCAAGGTCAACAAGAAGTAACTAAAAAGAAAAAGCCATCAATATTAGAGATGGCTTTATTTCTTGCATTATTAGACCAACCCAATTATAGTGGGTTTAACTGGAAACAATACATTGAAACAACAATGCAATATAATGCACAACAAATATATAAACAAGCAATTCTAAATATACAACAACAAAAAGGCCTAGAAATCGATTCTAGTGATTTCCAAACAATAATGAGCAGACAAAACAATCAAAAACTTAATATAAATGGAGATAAAATATCAGGTGCAGTTGATATGCAAATGATAGGACTAAACAATTTAGCAAAAGTAGAAGGAATAGAATCAGTTGCAGAAGACAATTCTAAAGTCAGATTTATCGCAGTAGAAGATGAAAAAACAACTTTAATGTGCGATAGTTTAAATAATAAAGAGTTTTATATTAATAAAGAAAACGTTTTTGATAGATACTATGGAGAAAATCAAAAAGAACTAACAGTACAAAGGATTAGATGCAACGGATTAGTATTAGGTTTAAATTTGCCTCCAATACAACATCATTTCCATTACTGCCGTTCAACTATTGTATACAATAGCAATTATATGAGTAAAGATTTTAGAAATGGAAATGTTTTAGGAGAAGAACAATATGAAGCATTAAAACAGTATCTAAAAAGTATGTCCTACAAAATTAATTCAAAATTATATAGTAATAATAAATTATCAGAAGACGATAAGGAATATATACAAAATTTAGATGAGGTACTAAAAGGGATGCCAATATATAAAGGCTGGGTAAAAAGAAGTGTTTGTGTAAGAGACAGTAAAGATGTTTCAAACATACTGTCTATATTTAATAATGAACAAAGAATTGGACATTGGAACAGTTATATATCTTCATCATTGGGAATATATGACACAAGCTTTAAAATGATAATGAAAATAAAGTCTAAGACTGGAAGAAATCTAGCCACATTAAATGATGAAGGTGGAGGAGAAATACTATTTATGAGAAATACAGATTTTCAACTAATTGACATAAAGAACAAAAATGGTATAATATATGTTAAATTGGAGGAATTATAGTATGGAAAAGCAAGATAGAAAAATAGAATTAACTAAACAAGAAAAAGTAAGTAGTTTAGAAGCAAAATTTTGGAACGATAAACAAGAAATAGATAAAAATACACCACTTATGAAGAAAATTGAAAAAATATGTAAAGATATAGATTTTAATAATTAAAGACAGCACTTACTAAAAGTAGGTGCTTTTATTATGGAAAGAAGGTGAAAGAATGAACGATAGAGCAAAATATTTAGCAGTAGATGAAGAAAAAAACAACAGAATACAACATATAAGAGAATGTTTCTCAATTATTTATGATGAAATAGATTTAAAGTGTAAATCAGGTAGAGAAACATCATTAGCGTTAACAAAATTAGAAGAAGCACAATTTTGGGCTATAAAAGGAGTAACAAGGGAGGAAAAATAATATGTGGTTATTAGTTTTAATATTAAGTATTAAATTACAAATGCCAACTTGGTATTGGATTATATTTACTATAATTACGATATTTAGACCTGTTATATGGGTATTTAAATATAATTTTGCTGATGGATATATGAAAGCAAAGAACAAAGATAATAAATAAGTTATTAACATTTTATAATTATAAATTTTTAGACGTAGACGTACGTCTATTTTTTATGCCTTTTTACTGATTGCAGGCATTAAAGAACAACAGAATACAAGTGCAATGGCTGGGGCTTTATGGGCAATGGCTGGGGCAAAAGGAGTAAAAAATGGAAGGACAAGACAATAATCCAAATAATGCTAATACTGGGGCAAACAATGAACCAGCGGGAGCAAATAACCAAAATAATACAGGAGCAAATAGCAATTCTGTAACGTTTGATGATTTCTTAAAGGATGGGAAAAATCAAGCAGAGTTTGATAAAAGAGTTCAGAAGGCTATCAATACAGCTAAAACAAACTGGGAAGAAATAATGAACAGTGAAAAAACAGAAGCTGAGAAATTAGCAAAAATGAACAAGGAACAAAAACTTGAATATCAGGCTCAAAAAGAAAGAACAGATAAAGAAAAAGCACTTGCAGAATTAAATGCTTATAAATTAAAAGAACAAGCAACAAAAATAGCAAGTGATAAAGGATTGGATATATCTTTATTAACTTTTTTTAACTTTGAAACAGTAAAAGCAGAAGAAATTAATTCAAAAATAGAAGAGGTTTCAAATGCTTTTAATAAAGCTGTTGAAAGAGCAGTAAATGAAAGGTTAAAAGAAGATACTCCAACTCAAAAGTCAGGTATTGATACACAAAATAAATCAATAGCTAGAGCAAGTTATTAAAAAATAGGAGGAATTAAAAATGGGAGAAATTACACAAGAAGCATTAAATATAATGCTACAAGATGGCAAAACAAAAGATAATTTAAAACAAGTATTAAGTGGAGTACTAGAGAATGTTGCATCAAGAGCAATATCAGAACAAATCAAGGCAAAGAATGGTTCTGGAAATCCAGAAGGTGGAGTGATTGAATATAAAAGATTTGTAAATGCAGAATTAAAAGATAAAGGAACTGCAAGAGCTGCTGGAAAAGGCGATAAAGTAAAAGCTAAACCAGTAAAAGTTGTTATTGATACAGACAAAGAAATTGTTGAAGAGTTACAAGGAAAAGATGTCAAACTTTATGGTATCGATGGTATGGCTGAAAAAAGAAAAGTAAATCATCAATCAGCTATTATAAGATATCTAGACAGAGAGTTTTTTGCTAAAGTATTAGAAGGAACAGAAGTATCTGCAAAAGATAATATTCAAGATACTATTGATACTTTACTACAAAAAGCAAGAACTTTAAAGAATGACTTTATTGATGGTATAGAGTCTGATTTATTGGTTATTGTTGTAGATAGTGAATACAGAAAAGGAATGAAAAAAATTCTCGATGATTTACCAAATGGAACAGATCCAAAAGAGCAAGCAATTGGTATGTATGATTCTGTTAGAGTTTATGAATCAACAAGATTACCAGATGGAGTAAAAGCTGTTGTAATGATGGATGGAGCTATTGCTCAACCATTTTATGTTTCAGAATATGGGGCAGAAAAAGTACCATTTGATGATGCTGTAGCATTAGAAGATTTCTTATATAAGGGAACAAAAGCTTTAATGGAAGATACAATATTCTATGTAACAGATGCTAAACTTGCAGAGTTAACTGTAACATCAGTAGCAGGAACTTCAACAGGAAAGACAAAGGTAACTGTTACACCTACATTAACTTCTGGAAACAGCTATAAATATAAAACAGCAGCAAATCCAACAATGCCAGAATATGACGCTGTTTGTACAACAGGATATACAGCATGGAATGGCACTGACGAAATAACAGCGACAACTGGACAAAAAATAGTAGTTGTCGAAGTTGATTCAGCAAATAAGGCTAAAAAAGCAGGAATAGCAACAATTGCTTCAATGGCTTAAAAATAGGAGGCAATAGAAATGGCAGAAACCAGTAATATAGATAAAATAATAGCTGATTTGGGAGCTAATTATAAAGATGACAAAAAAGTCTTAGAAGAAATATTAGAGGAAGTTAGTTCTATTGCCTCTGATATTTCTAACAGACAAAAAAATGACGAAAAATTATTTCCATATGTTAAGAAAGCAACTAAAGCAATCTATCTGTCAAGGGGTGCAGAGGGCTTAACAAGCCGAAATGAAGGTTCTATTTCAGCATCATTTGAAGATATTATAGATAAGTTAAGAAATGACATTATAAAATCTGGGCTAAGGAGGATTAAGTAATGTTATTGCGAGATTTAACAAAGGTATATATATCAGAGTATGAAGAAATAGAAGACCACGGCGAAACTGAAAAGAAATGGAAATACAAAGGTATAGCTTGGTTAAACACGCAACAAGATGTTAGTGAATTAGACAGAAAATCGACTGGCGAAGTAGATTATAGCACATATAAAGCTCGTACGACTAGAGATTATGATATACACAAAGGAGACGGAATATCATTTAAAGATATCTCGGAATTAAAGGAGTTTAAGCCTCAATATAAAGTGACCGATAAAAATAAAATTGGAAGTACTTATTTGTATATATGTGAGAAGGTGCAAGAATGATAAGTTGTAAAATTAAAGTGAAACATAATTTCAAGAATATAAATGCTATAACTCAGAGATTGCCACAAATAGCCAAAGAGATAACTGAAGATGTACTAAAAAACATTCGAGGTTATGCAATAAGACTAGAAAAGGGTCATAATGAAGGTGGTATATTAGTCGAAATGGTTGATATGTCAACTAAAGAAGTGAAGGGGCGTGTTTATGCGGACCCTTCTAAATTTATGTCTAATGGAGTTTCGTATCTATTTTTTGAATATTTTGGAACGGGTGCAAATGCGGAGATGGAACATGTGGGAAAATCAAGGCACTTTATAGAAAGTGGCTATACTGAATGGTTCATTCCTGTTTCTAAGGTGGAAAAGGCACTGGGCTATCCAATAGTAAATATTCAAGGAGTAGATTTCTATATTGCTCATGGAATGAAGGCAAATCATTTTATGGGTGATGCTGGTTTTCAAAGTAGAGATGAGAATGTAGATATTGCTAAAAAGAAAATTGAAGCAATGCTAAAGGAGGTATGCAGACAATGAAAGATTTAAGTATAAAAGAGTTTTCTGATTTAGTTTATGATAAACTAAAAGACTTATATAAAAATAAACCAATTTTAAGTAATCCTAATACAGAAAGTAAGTTTCCAATATTAGAATTGCATACACCTTTAAAATCTGTAAATAAATCAGAAAATGCATTTCCTATATTTTCTACATTTCAAATATCAATAACTTGTTGGAATGCAAAACAACGTCAAGCTATGCAAATGACAGATGAAGTTGATACAAAACTTCAAGAATATAATTTTATAAGGACAAATACCAGTCCTGCAGTATATGACCAAATACTGCAAAAATACGGCATAACAATAACATTTGAGGTACGTTATAATTCAATAACGACCTCTTTTAATTTTATAAGATAATAGGAGGAAAACAAAATGGATCCAAAAACAAGTACATTGACAAAATTATTTCATGCTGATACATTAGCTGATTTAATTAATTCTGGGAAAAGGAAGCAGATTGCTTTTGTACAAAGTATACCAGAGTTTCTGAAGGCTCCAGAAGGAGTTACATATAGTGCTTTAGATATTCCAGATGAAAGAATGGCAGAAGGAAGACAAAAAGCAGAAAATCTAGAAATAGAAATATTATTTAAAGAGGATCAATATGATGAACTAAAAGCCTTACAAACAGCTAAAACAAACGGCTATTGGGCAATTCAATTACCAGAAAGTACAGCATCAGAGAATGGAAAACCATTAACGTGGTATTTTACTGGAACATGCTTTATTGGCATGAGCGAAATTGCTATAGATGGTATGTTAAAATCAAAAATAACAATCTATAGAAGTTCAGAGATTAAAGAGAGCAAAGGCTTTCCAACAGCTGAATAATTTTAACGAGGAGGCATAATGCCTTCTCTCTTTTATAAAGGAGAGAAAATAGAATGATAATAGAAACAAAAAATAAAAAAATTAATTTAGTACTAAAAACAAGAAAAATAGTAGAAATAGCTAATCTACTAAAAAATAAAAATTTTGAAGAAGCTTTTGTAAAAGCATATTCAATAATAGATCCAGAAACGTTAGGTATATTAATATACAAATTAGCAGAAACAGAAGATGGATTTACATTATTTAAAGACATAGATGAAGTTTATGACTTTATGGATGAATGTAGAATTGAAGGATTGAATTATAATGAACTATATAAGAGAATTGCAGAGGCTTTGAATGAAGAGGGTTTTTTCAAAAAGAAGATGTCAAAGAAAGATCTAGAAAGTTTGACATCAAATCCTTTATCAACAATAAATATGAACGAGATAGTTCAGAAATCAACAGAAAATGCAATGAGCAAAATAGCAGAACAACAATTTCAAGGCTACAAGGGCTAGATGATATAATAAAAGGTGTAAGAGACTCCAAAAATCTAGTTGAACTAATATATGCATTAGAGCCTCTTGCATATTATTTTGATCTAAAACCTAAGGAATTTTGGAATGCAAGATACTCAGAAATAAACATATATTGCCAAACACACATAGTAAAAGTTGTAGATGACCTAAAACGAGAAATAAACTTGCAAGAAGCAGTAACAAATAAACTTATAAGAGCAGACAGTATGAGTGGAAATCCTAAAATAGTACCAATTAGAGACAGTTACAAAGAGTTATTTAAAAAAGAACAACAGCCACAATCTCCAGAAGATATTATAAAAAGAATGAGAAGTATAATGAAAACAGAAAAAAACATGTAAAATTATACTGTTCGACAAAATTCGACACATTACATAGAAAATTAGTGATATAATTTATTATATATGAAGTAAAAGGAGATGAACTATATGAAATGTCCAAAATGTGGCAGTGAAAATGTAACAATTAATATGCAAGAAGTTGGAAGTAAAACTCAAAAGAAAAGTAATAGCATTGGACACAAGATGGCACATAGTGCCATGAGAGGGACAGCAGGGTTGTTTACTTTGGGACTATCTAATTTATTTATTCCTAAAAAATTAGAAGGAAAAGAAAAAACAAAAACAACATTGGAGAAGATATGTTTATGCCAAAGTTGCGGTTATGATTGGATCATAAAATAAGAATAACCAAATAAAACACTTACTTTAATGTAGGTGTTTTTTATTATGCTAAAAATTAAAAAGAAGGGAGGAACAAAAATGACAGTTGAAGAAATAGAAATCATAGTAACTGCAAAAGTAGAAGAAGCTTTAAAAGAGTTTCAAAAGATACTACCTGAAATGACTAAGATTATAAAACAAACACAAGAACAATTAGCAAATGTAGATATGTCAAAGTTACAAAAGGCAGTAAAACAACAAATGCCATTATTTAAGAAGCAAATTCAGAACTTAAAGAAAAGCATTGAAAATAATGATATATCTATAAAAATTAATAATAAAGATGCAGAAAAACAAATAAGCCAAACACAAAAACAAATAGATAGTCTAAATGAAAAAATAAATGCTCGACAAATAAAATTAAACGTAATAAATCCGCAAATTGATAAAATAGTGGACGACACAAGAAAAAATGTAACACCAGAAGGAATAAATCCAAACGACAAAGCAATGGACACAACTGTAAATAATGCATTAAATGGCAATAAAGATTTTACGTCATTAAATAGTCAAGCACAAAAATTATATACAGAAATAGAAATGTATAATAAACAACTTGACGTCGCAAAATCTAAAATGGCTGAATTAAAACAACAAACATCACAAACAGCAACTACTCAAAATAAATTGAGTAGTTTTTTTAGTGCATTTAAGCAAAAGATAGAGCAGGTAAAACCTACCATATTAGGAGTAAAAAACATTTTTAGCAAAATGCCTAATATTGGTCAAAATTTATCAAAAGAAACTCGAAGTATTACAAATAATATAAAAGGAATGGGAACAGGCTTTAAGAATGGACTTGGACAAGTTCTAAAATATGCAGGAGCATTATTTAGTTTAAGAAGCATTTATTCTGCATTGAGCAGTAGTGCAAATGCATGGTTGTCAAGCCAAAATGCACAAGCAAAACAATTAAGTGCAAATATAGATTATATGAAGTATGCAATGGGTTCAGCTCTAGCACCAGTAATTCAATTTGTGACAAATTGTGTATATCAATTATTAAAGGCAGTTCAATCAGTTGTATATGCTTTATTTAGAGTAAATATATTTGCCAATGCAAGTGCGTCAGCATTTAAAAATGCTCAAAAACAGGCTAAGAACACAAGTAAAAGCTTATCAAGTGTACATAGCGAAATTAATAATGTTGGAGACCATAACAGTGATGCAAGTCCTAATGTAGGAGATTTGTCAAGCATAGATAATCAGATGTCTCCGTTATCACAAAAATTGTATGACTTTTTTAAACCACTTGTTGATAGCTGGAATAAATATGGAGTAACTTTAATAGAACAAATAAAGATTACAGCTGGACAGATTGCAAGTTTAATTTCATCAGTATGGGAAAGTGTTGAAAAGTTAATTACAAATGGGACTGTATATACATCATTAGAATTAATTTTAGCAATTATAGGAAACATAGCAGAGGCTTTTTCAAATGCATGGAAATATGAGGGCAATGGAGATACAATTATTCAAACAATGGCAGACATGTTAAATAGTATCCTTAATACAATAAGGAAAATAACGGCAAGTGAAGGTTTTCAAAAGTTTTTAAATGGGGTATCTAATGCTTTTTCTGGAATACTTACTTTTACAAAGCCAGTATTAGATGACTTTTTGAGTCTAATTAAGCCATTAAGTGAAATAGCTCTTTCAATAGCAGGAGATATTTTAAATTCAATAGGAAATGCTTTAAAATGGATTGGAGATAATGAAATTGCAGTAACAATTCTTGAATCTTTGGCTATAGCAATCGGTTTAGTTGTTGCAGGAATAAAATTATATAATTTTGTGCAGTCGGGAGCTTTAGTAGCAACTTTAAAACATACTGCAGCATTAATTGCACAAGGAGTAGCATGGGTAGCAGCTAATTGGCCTATATTATTAATTGTAGCAGCTATTACCGCCGTAATTGCTATTATAATTTTATGCGTTAAACATTGGGATGAAATAAAAGAGACGGTAACTAATGTTTGTAATAAAATGAAAGAAACAGTATCTAATTGGGTAAATAATGTTGGACAGTTCTTTTCAAATTTAAAAATTAACATTGTTAATAAGGTTGCTGAAATAAGAGACGGTATAAAAAATAAATTCCAAGAGGCATATAACGGAATAAGGAATATTTTTAGTAATATAGGAAATTTCTTTAATGGTATTTGGAGGAACATAAAAAATACGTTCACTAATTTAGGAACAAGTATAGGAAATGCTATTTCAGGAGCAGTTAAAACTGGTATTAATGGTGTTATTTCATTAATAGAGAAGACAATAAATACTGCAATAAGGTTAATTAATGGAGGAATAAAATTAATTAATTTAATACCAGGAGTTTCAGTTGGAACAATAAACACTTTGAATTTACCTCGTTTAGCAAAAGGAAATGTTGCTTATGATGAAACTTTAGCCATATTTGGAGAATACTCAGGTGCAAGCAACAATCCGGAAATAACAACGCCACAAAACATTATGCGTGATACATTTGAAGATGTGTTATCTAATTATGGAGGAAACAGTAATAATAGACCAATTTATCTAACAGTAAATGTTGGCAATAAAAAACTGGGACAAATATTATTAGACGACTTAAGAGACACAACAAGAAGAACTGGAAAAGATATAGAAGCTTTAGTAGGAGGATAAAGTTATGTTATGGAAATTAAATGGTAAAATAATGAAAACACCAAGTACATATAAAGATAATATAGAAGATACAGACAATGATAGTTATACATCAAAAGTAACAGGTGCATTAATAGACAATCCAATAGCAGTTCGGAATGCTAAAGCTCGAAATGTCTTGGGACTATTTAAGTGAAGAAGAAGCAGAAGAACTATTACAAGCAACATATCAAAACCCAATGGTAGTTACAGTAAAATGCCCGTCAGTTAAAGGCGGTATGTTAGAAAATGCTAAATTCAGAGTAAGCAAAAGAACAAGTGAAATGCATAAGACAGGATTAGATGAAGACACTTCCAAATCAAAATGGAAAGTGTCTTTTAATTTAATGCAAAAGGAATTAACGGCACAGCAAAAAGCAACAGTAAATAAAGCAAAGGGGTTGAGCTAATGTACGAAACAAGTGAAAAATGGAAACAAAATATATATGAAAACACAGTTTGTGCAATGAATATTTACATAGACGATGTATTAGTAAATCCAGACTATATTTTAGACTTTAAAAAGGGCGGAAATGCATTTGAAGAAGAGTTCTGCTTAGGTGGTACACCAAGCCAATACGTTGAAATGAAGCTATATAAAGATAAAATGCCAGAATCTCTCAAAAAAATAAGAGTGGAATATGGAATTTTAATCAATCATGCATTAACAGTAGCGGAAGTAAATGCAATGTTGGTAGGAACATTAAATGGAATACCAGTCAAAAGCTTAAGTAGTAATGATAGTAGTTTCGAAATGATACCAATTGGAATTTATAATGTAGATGATTACACAGACAATGATGATAATACAATAACAATAAAAGCACTTGATAATATGATTAAATTTGAATTTAATTATGATGGTAGTGAATTAATATCAAAAGGTGAAGCAACATTATTAGAAGTTGCACAAGATATCTGTAAAAAAGCAGGAGTAGAATTAAATTCTACTTCTTTTTTAAACTCAGATAAGAAAGTAGCTGTTTATGATAATACTGTAACCGCAAGGAAATATATAAGTTATATTGCAGAAAGTGCTGGTGGATTTGCTTGTATTGATAGAAAAGGAAAGTTATGCTTTAGAAAATTCTATCAAGATGAAACAGAAATTCCTCTTGAAATATTTGGAGAATATAAATGGGGTGAAGAATTTAAAATTTCAAAAGTATCTTATGAAGATGGAATAAGAAGTTTTAAATTTGGAGATGACACAAGAAATAATCTTTGGATAAATCAAGAAAATATGTACATTGTTGATGAAGACCAAGTTCAAAAAATCTACAACGAAATAAAGGATTTGACATCAAATACTTTCGAGGGTAAGACTGTAATAGATCCAGCAATAGATCTAGGAGACAAGATAGTTATAGACGGGAAAAATGTTATTTATCAAGGCGAAATGTCATTAGAAGGAAGCTTTATTGCACAAATATCTAGTAAAATTCAAATAAAGCAAAAAGAAGAAACAACAGTAAAAAAAGAAAGTCAAAAAGTTGTAAATAGAAAAGTTCAAAGTAGAATAGATCAAGCAGAAGGAAAAATCGAACAATTAGTTGAAGAAACATCAGAACAAAGTCAAAAACTAACAAAAGTAGAACAAACAGTTGATAGCATATCTCAAAAGGTATCAGATATTGAAGACTTAACTCGAACAGCAGAAGGAATAAAGACTGTAACATTAGAGAATTGTATAGAGGCTAACCTGCTAGAATTACACATATATGGAAACAATACAGTATTTAATTATTTATTGCTAGATGATAAATTAACATTAGATGACAATTTACATTTAGAGGGAGATGACCTTATAAGTGTAACTGATAAAGATAACAATATAAAGATATATTCATTAGGAATAACAGAGGCATTAAGACAAAATAGCGAAGTATGTGATGAGGTTGTTCTAGAAAATGGACAAGCAAAAGTAGTAAGAAGAGTAAATAAGAGTGGGTCAACGAAAGCAAAGGAAAGTGTAGAAGACTTAGGAAAGCTTGAAATACCTCTAAAAGAAGGAACTAATACAATTACAATAAACAATTATACAGCAAAAATAAAAGCAAAATATGTAATAAAAAGTGCATATTCAGATACTTTTGCAACAAAAGTAGAAATGAATAGCGAGATAAAACAAACTAAGGAATCAGTAGATTTATCAGTAAATAAAAAGCTAGAAGATTACAGCACAACAACAGAAATGAATAGTGCTATAAGTTTAAAAGCTGGCGAGATTACGAGTTCAGTAAGTAAAACTTATGAAACAAAAGAAAATGTAACAAAACAATATTCTAATATCAAACAAACAACGGATAATATAACTTCTGTGGTTGGAAAGAAGGTTGGAAACGATGAAATTATTTCAAAAATTAATCAAAGTGCTGAGTCGGTATCAATAGATGCCAAGAAAATCAATATCAACGGAACTGTTTCAGCAAACGGGAATTTCTTAGTTGATACTGATGGAAATATGAAAGCTAAAAATGGAACATTTTCAGGGAATATAGATATTGGAGAAAATAATTATCTGAGGTCAAAAGACAGTAAAGGGAATATATTAATGCAAATTGATAAAAACGGGACCGATTATTATTTTAATAATGTGCATGTTGGGAAAATAGGAACTGATGGTATTGAGACAGATTCATCTAAAAGAGGATTGCTAATTGCAATAGATAAAGATGCATACTTCTTAGGGTTAGGAAAGAATGATGATGATGGGGTAACTCAACCAATTTATACTTGGTACAATGTATCAACTGGCGACAATGGAACTTATGCAGCAAATACGCAGGGAAGAGTTCAAATCGGCAATGCAAATTGGGGATTTCTTGTTTCAATCTTTAAGAAATTGCTTGTTCATGGAAATGTATATGCTGAATCTTTTGTTAATACATCACTAGAAAGTCAAAAGAAAAACTTTGAAAAATTAACATTAGAAGAAGCAATAGATATTTTAAATAATACAGATATATACAAGTATAATTTAAAGAGTCAAGATGATATCAAGAAAAAGCACATTGGATTTGTAATTGGTGATAATTTTAATTATTCAAGTAAGATAACAAGTGAAGACAATGATGGAGTTGATAACTATTCAATGACATCGGTGTTATATCCAATTGTAAAAGAACAACAAGCACAGATAGAAGAATTAAAGAAAGAAATAGAAACGCTGAAAGGAGAAAAAAATGATTGAAATTGACTTTCAAAATGGTAAAACGAAATTAAATAAAGAAATGTTTGATACTTTTCAAAATAATATAAAAATGGCTATAAATGATGCAATTTTAGAAGTCAAAAAAGCAGAAAATCCGGTTGGACATATAAGAATGGAAACAACAAATATTAATCCAGCCACATATTTAGGATTTGGAACATGGGTGTTATGGGGAAGTGGAAGAGTACCTGTTGGAGTCGATGCATCAGACAACGACTTTAAAACAGTCGAAAAGGCTGGAGGTTCAAAAACTGCAAATATCTCACATACTCACACAATAGCAAGTCATAATCACGGAGGAAACACTGGAAGTACAGTACTAACAGTAAATCAAATACCCGCACATACACATGATATTTGGCAGACTAGCGGAGGTTCTGCACAATCAGTGGAGGCTAATGCGTTGTCTGTAGCTACTGCTTGGAGTAAAACTTTAAGAAACGTGGAAAATTTTGCAAAGAGTAAAGGTGGAGGTGCAGGACACACTCATACAATTTCTGCATCAGGACAACAAACAACAAAGTCTGCAGGTTCTACATCACTGTCGTTATTGCAACCATACATAACTTGCTATATGTGGAAAAGAACAGCATAGGAGGTTTAAAATGAGTGAAACAACGAATTTAAAATTATTTAAGCAGGACAATCCAACGACAAATACAAATAATTTTGATATTGAAAAAACATTAAATGACAACTGGGACAAGCTAGATGAAAATGCTGGAACTACAAACAAAAAACTAGAAAGTTTAGAAAAAGTCGATAGCACAACAAATGAAACTATAACAGCAATAAAAGAAGAACAAACAACACAGAATGAAAATATAGAAAAGAATGCAGAGGGTATAGCACAGAATAAAAAAGATGTTGATGAAGAGTTGACTAAAATAAAAAAAGAAAATAGTTTGCTGAAGTCACAAATACCAACTGGAACAGCAAGTGGTAATAACATACATCTTGAAGATAGCTCAAATATGGATTTTGAGTGGAAGTTAAGATGTGAAAGTAGGCAGGAAACTAGAAGTGGAAAAAATAAATTAAACTTTAAAAATATCGATTCAACACTTGCTCAAAGTGTTACATATTCTATAAAAGAAGGAATTATAACATTAGATGGAACTGCTAGCGGGTTATTAAATATATACAGTGAAACATTTGAGGTTACAGAAACAGGACAATATACATTATCTAAAAACACGGGGGGAATATTTGATATAGGAACTGGAACAAGTACGCCATCAATTTTAATACAACAAAAACAAACTGATGGTTCATTTTCAACAGTGCAAGGAACTGAATTAAGTGCGAAAAGCACTAGCAATTCAATAACATTCAAATTAGAAAAAGGAACTTATAGATTAAGAATATTTACAGCAGCAGGTAATTCATTGAATAATTTTAGTTGGAAACCACAACTAGAAAATGGAATCGAAGCAACATCATATGAACAATATGGAGTATCTCCGTCATTAGAATTTTCAAGTGAGGTTGAGAATCTGGAAGGGAAAAATAAATACTATATTCCTAATACAGGTAAAGTAAAATCATATGGAATAACTGCAACATATACAAAAAATACAAGTGAAGTAATTTTAGACGGAGTGGCAACTAGAGATTTTTCAGATGGCTTTGAAATTAAAAATATTTTATTAAAAAAAGGAACTTATTCTGTATCTGTATGGGGCTTGAATAAGATTAATGAAGAATATGATAGATTTTTTGTAGCTGACACATCAAATAACAATAAAGTAATTGTAAATTATGTGCAATCATATAGAACTCAGAAATTTACATTGGAACAAGATACAAATATTAAATTATCATTTATCATAAAAGCTGGTTCAACTTATTCTAATACAAAAGTTAAAATAATGATAAATGAAGGAGACATAGGCTTATCTTATGTTCCTTATAATTCATTAAAAATAAGAAAAATAGGAAAGAATATATTGTCGGATAATAGAGAAGATTATAATGGTTCAGCATATGGGTATATCAAGTTATTGAATAATTTTGAAAATAATAATTTGGTCTTATCAATAGAGGATAATGATAAAAGTATAGATATGACTGGAATATTTTTTGGAGTTACAGGCAATGGGAAAAATTGGGATAACTTGGGAATTTGGCTACTTAATGATGGAAAAAAGGTAGGAAATTCAATAAGCACTAACAAATATCCTTTCTTTTCGTTTTATCCAAATAACCAAACAACGTTTGATAAAATTTTTAAAAGATATAAAATACAAGCAGAAATTTCTAAAGGAATTGTTCCAACTGAATTTGAAAAATATAAATCCAATTCTTGGATATTTCCACTAGAGCCAGGACAAAAACTTTATGAAGGTAGTTATCTCGCAGAAGATGGAATACATAATAGAAGAAAGCAGATTGTGTTGACGGGAAATGGAAATTGGTACATGATAACTAATATTAGTACAACAAAAACGCAGGCTTTTTGCTTGAATAATATTGTTAATAATATCAGTGTAAATCATGTAACATTTAAAAGTAATTATTTTGTGCATAAAAAATGGATTGATGCTATTTATGTACATTTAGATGAGCCTTATATGTCACAAACTGATACCACAAATATATATTTAAATATATACAAAAGCTTGTTACCTAGTGTAGATGCTACTGGATTTAAATCGTGGCTGAAATCTTTGTATGATGCTGGAAAACCTGTTAAAATAGAATATCCATTAGCTAAAGAAGAAATAATACCATATACACAAGAGCAACAAAAAGTAATTGATACAGCATTACATACATATAAAAATATTACAAATATAAGTGTGGATAATGAATTAGCAACGCTAGACATAACATACAAAAAGGACATTGAAACAATGTTTAATAATCAAGCAAAAGAATATAACGAAAGATTAAGCAATATAGAGAACTTGCTAAATACAACAGAGACAAGTGCTTTATTGTTAGATAATCTAGAAAATGATTTGAAAGAAGAGGTGTAATTAATATGAGAATATCAGAATTATTATTAAAATTAATTGAAAAGAAATATTATGTAGAGAAGGAGCAAATTGAGAATAAGCTAAATATATTTTATGCGATGAACAAGATTAGTGACGAAGAATATAGCTCATTAGTACTAAAAGCAGAAGAAGTTTATGCAGAGAAAACTGACGACATAACAGAGGAAACAATAGCAAGCACAGAAGAAAAATCGGAGGAATAATCTATGGAAAATATAACAATAGGTCAAATTGTTATAGCAATAGGAAGTCTGTCAACATTGGCAGGCTTCTTTTATGCAATATACAACTTTGTAAAGAAAACTGTATTAGATAAAATAAGTGCTAATACACAAAGAATAGAGAGTCTTGAAAAAGAAACGGAAAATCTCAAAAGAGAGGTTGCTGATAGTAAAGAAGAAAGACTAATTCTACTAAAAGCTCAATTAGCTTGTTTAAAAGGCTTAAAAGAACAAGGCTGTGATGGACCAGTAACGCAAGCAATTGGAGATATAGAAAATTATTTAATAAAGAAAACACATAATTAAAGGAGGGAAGATTATGGAAAAATTAAAGAAAATAGCAAAATATACTACAAATATTTTAGCAATAATTAGTGCATTAATTGCTGGAATTAATGCTGTTGATGGTATAACAATACCATATGCAATTCAAATAGTGCAAATAATAGCTGTTGTTCAAGGTGTTATTGGTACATATTTGCTAGGTCAAAAAGTTGTTACAAATAAGGAGGATAAATAGATGGAAATAATTGAAACTAACTTACAATTCAAAAATATGAACACAAGAACATCTACAGAAAGAATAATTTTACATCATGCAGATGCAAAAACATGCTCGGCGGAGGATATTCACAGGTGGCATCTTGCTAACGGTTGGGCTGGAGCAGGATATCATTTTCTAGTTAGAAAAGATGGCACAATATACAGACTTCGTCCAGAAGATAAAGTTGGAGCTCATGCATATGGCTCAAACTATAATTCAATAGGAGTATGTTTTGAAGGTAACTACATGGAAGAAGATATGCCAGAAGTTCAAAAACAAGCTGGAAAGGAATTAGTTGCATACTTAAAGAATAAGTACAAGATATCAACAGTGCAAAAACATAAAGATGTTTGTGCTACGAGTTGCCCGGGAGATAAGTTCCCTTTTAATGAGATTGCAAAATCTGAGACAAGTAATGAAATTATACCTAAACCACAAGAAAACGTTCAAAAAGGCAACGTCGCAGAAATACAAGCCACTCTAAATGATAGATACGGACTAAATATTGCTGTAGATAATATCTATGAAAACGAGACAAGGAAAGCACTTGTAAAAGGGCTACAAACAGAATTAAATAAACAATATCATAGAGGTTTAGCTGTCGATGGAATATTTGGAACCAACACTTACAATTCTTGTATAAATGTTCGCAAAGGAGCAGAAGGTAATATTACATATTTAATTCAAGCTATGCTAATATGCCATTCATTCGACATAGATGCAGATGGAATATTCGGAAATGCAACAGAAACTGCGGTACGAGAATTTCAAAAAAGAAATGGATTATCACAAGATGGAATAGTAGGAAAGAATACATTCAATAAGTTATTCAAATAAACTTTGGTAGGAGCAATCCTACCACTTTTTTTATGCAAATTTTCGCAATAGCGAAAGAATATGCTAAATCTTAGACAACAAACTATATTCTTAAATAATTAAAATGCCTTAAAACTCATTCTCATACGCAAATTTTTGAGCTATTTTTAGCCATTTTACAAGTTTCGACAGACTTTGCAAGGAAAAACTGTTATTATATTAAAAAGGAGGACAAGCTTATGAAAGAAGATTTGGAAAAGCTTGAACTAATGATAAAAAATGATAGCAAATACAATGATATAATAGAGCAGAGCATGCAGATAGATAAATACATAAAAAAGAAAATTGAGGGAGCATTATAGCTTCCTCATATTTGGTTTATGAGCAAATTAGTATTTGAGTGACTCAAAATATGATTTTGTCGAATTTTATAATATAATTTAATCATAAAAAGAAACGCGTTTCTCCAAGAAAAAGGAGAAGAACTTATGAAAAAATATATTATAGTAAATGGACTATGTAGGAAATATGAAAAGAGTGAAATGTTAATAAAAAGAATGGTGGATTTTGCATTAAAAGGGGGATTTTCTTTAGAAGAAACAACACTTTTTATAGAGAAGTTTTTTTATGTAAAAAGTATGCAATAAAGTATGCAATAGCAAGAATAATTGTAAATAAGTTAAAATTTTGCCGAATAAATTATGCGAAAAAAATGCGATTTTAAATATAAAGAAATAATTTTGAATGACACGAAATAAGTGTAAAATGACCATCTGCTCCAAAATAAAAAATTAGAGCTTTTATATAATGGGAATCGAAAAGGAGGAATAGAAAATTGTCCAGTGGACAATTTTCCCGACGCGGCTTGCCGATTCCCATCATCTGCTCCAGAAGATTTAGAAAGAATCTGTGTGCGATTAGTAGAAGTTGTTCCATCTAATCTTGTAATATTATTTCTTAGTGTGATACTTCCAATTATCCCGTGTTTAGAAATGTTAAAATATGCTGTAATATTTTCAGTTATATCAAGCGTGTTATTTTCATTAACAACAATATTTACGTTATATTTATCAATTACATAATCATAAGATTGGTATTTAGTATTTTTTTACTAGGCTATTTATAACAAAATTTTAAAAGACTTTTAAAGAGTAAAAAAATATGATATACTTGATGTGTAAAATAAATGGTTTATAGGTAAAACCGACAAAAACCTAAATAAAAAATACAAGGAAAAACAATGAATCAAATTCCAGTAAAAAAGAATGAAAAATATATAGTAGATATAATTGATAATGGCTTTGGAGGAGAAGGAATTGCTAAAGTTAATGGTTTCACAATTTTTATTCCGAATGCTTTAAAAGGCGAAAAATGTGAAGTA